CACGAACCATTGACCGGCTCATATATACCCTGGCTCTCGCAAATAGCTTGCCACCATGTATCTTTTGTCTGATACACTCCGTTAAGATTGGCAAATTTTTGAATGTCTAACATATTTTTAATTTAATGGTATATCGCAAGCATCAAAATCAGAAACGGTATTCATGTTAAAGCTAAGTTGAACTCCACTCAAATAATCCTCAAACTTATCTAAAACTAAATCGTAGTTAATACTATCCGAAATATTGTAAGGATTTGCGCCATTCCTTAATTTGCTTATAATGTCCGCAGCTATCTGTATTTGATCGCTGCAAACGTCAGGCTCAAATTCTGCCTCAAGTCCGGCTTTATCCAAAAACCAAATAGATATATTAAAAATTTGCTCACGTCCTATATTCAATGAGCCGCTATTAATAGCAAAACAAGCCGTTGGAAATATGGGCTGCTCATTTAGAAACAACCACTCTCGCGGCGTCGCATTGCGCACGCTCTTTATCATTGCGTGGCTTTCGAGTATCGTCCGTATTTCTTTTATTACTTGGTTGTATGTCATTAAACTTTTCTTTTACTTTGTCGAGAAATTCTTTTTTATAGCTCCGTGTTTTCATATGGATAATCAAAGTTTGAAACTCGACGCCTTGCGCCTTTACTACCTAAAAATATCGGTGACGTATAAGACTGCAATTGTGGCGCAATAACATCAAGGCCACTACCATAGTTCAAATACGTTGTATAAAGTTCACTATTCTCTCTGAGATAATCAATTAACCTTTGCTTGTAAAATTCTCCATTGCTCATGTAGGTCCTTTGGATTAACTCCAAATTCCCTTTGCCTGGACTTATGCTATCCTCTGCGGTTTTCTGCATCAATCCTTTACTAAAAAATTGATAAGATGACATGATAACCATTTCGCTGATTGTGAACCATAAAAGCGCATCGGTCACATAATCGTCGAGCAATGTCTTTTCGTTGACCGTTAAATTGTTTGCGTCGATTCCCTCTTGCAATCTATTATAAAGGCCCGTACCTAGCGCCGGCATTATGTACTTATCTTGAGCGAGCTTAATTGTTGGCTTAATTTGTTTGCCATCGATTGCGTCGCTTATTGCGGTCCGGCTCTTAACCAATGTTTCGTTAATAAAAAGTATATTTAAACTCATTGTTTATTTTTTACGTGTTACTACTTTTACTTCCCAACGATGTCGGCAATATGGTCTATGGTCCCCGTTAGGCTCTGTGAACCAACCTCCGCGCCTATCCCAAACGGAATAGCCTAAACGTTGACTTATGTTCTCAATATCTGCACGGCTCCATAACTTGCGATCCGCTATCTCTAGCATCTTGGCACAAAATGGTCTATTTTTTGAGTCTCTAGGACCGGCGTAAGTATATCGTAAAAGCACTTCCGTTGTTGTTGTCTTATCTCCTCCAGGTATTGTGTCGAGCGGTTTAATTAATTCTCTTTGTAGTGGCTTATACTTTGGATTTAGGATGCTTAAGACATTGCCAATGGTTGACAAGTATCCCTCATCACTCAAAGCCTTTAAAGCTAGCTTAATGGCGGCAACGTCCTTATTCAGTACCGTAGCCATCACCTCAGGCGTTACGCGCTTGTCTTTGCTTATTAAGTCTAATACGTTGGCTTTTAATTTATCTAACTCCTCATCCGCAAAACCGGCAAACGCCCTTGTCTCAATAACGTCAAAGGCTTGTAAATCATCACCACACGCGGCAAACTCGCTCAATAATAAATCATCTTGCATTGAGCTAAAGGCTTGGTCTTGAGTAGTCGGGTCGTCATCAATACCCAAAAATGTATTCACGTCGTCATCGGTAAATCCAAATCCGCTTTTTAACATTAACGCGGCTTGTTGCTTATTTATTTTGCCGTTACCAAATTGGCGAACAATACGCATCACGTTTTGATATTGCCTACCGCTTAAATTTTTAATTGAATCGTTTGACGCCGTAATTGGTTGGCTTGCAATCGGGTTGCCGCTTACGTCTACATTATCAATTTTTTTAACTAGACCGGCAAGGCTCCTAATCTCATCAACACTCATGCTCTCTAAAACCTTATTTGCAACTAGCGGACTAAGTGAGTTGATGTTATCGCTAATTATTTGCGCCTCACTCCTTAGGCTTGGGTCAAATGATTCCTTACCCATTATCTCGCGAATCTCGTCCTTTGTAAGGTTAGCCGAAACAATAGCCTCGCTAAACTCAAAGTTCAACGGCTCAACAGGGATTATTTTATACTCACCAGGTATTCCGGCAAGATTGATTAATTTAGTAAAATTTTGCTCATGCTCTTGCTGACGCTCACTTACGTAGGTATTCTGAAAAATTTGATACGAATCACGAATTTCACTACGTCCACCTAATTGCCCCTCGGTCTTAATACCAAAAAGGCTTGGCGATGTAATTTGATGGCAAGCAAATATCTCTTGTTGAATAAGGTTATTAACGTTTGTGAAATCCTCTTTTGTTAAGCTCGTTTCTCCTAGATCTTGAATGTCAACGGCATTCTCTCTTGATGGGTTAAATGCAATGACAACGCGATCGCCGTCATGGTTTTGAAACTTACGCTTCAAATCCCTTTCGACTTCCTCTTGTTCCTCTTCCTGGGGCAATCCGTTGTTGAAATTAATTAGCTTTGTCGCAACAAAGTTGTTCTTTGCATTGCCTAAAATGTGTCGGCTTACTTGAATATCAGACTCAAGGTAGTTAAGGCCTTGAAAGTATGATGGCAAAGGATATACGTCACTCTGTGGGTTGTACTGTTTAACAAATAGTATTTGAGTACCGCTTGCATCCTTTGGGTTAAATCCTGGATACTCTCTTATCTTTTCTTTAAAATCGCTAGCGGTCCAATCGTCCTTAATATAAAAAGTAGATAAGTCCTTTGAGGCCCTTACCTTTTGAAATTCTATGTGATACGTCTCAGCTATCTGACCAAGCGCATTATAAATAACTTGTAAGTAGTAACCGCCATGAATTTCATCGTCCATAATGGCGCGCTTCATTATTTGATTCCATGTCTCGCCTCGGCTATTTGCAGCCTTTGGAACATCGTCAAAGCCTTTGCCGAAAATATAGTTAACCTTACCTTTTACGATTGCGCCGTGCTTAGGACTTTCTCCAAATAGCGAAATTAAATAGTTTGGGTAATCGTTATTCTCGCCAAACTCAATATACTTTTTACCCCTCTTTTCTGCAAATTTAGGTTGCTGCGCTTGGTCAAATTCGACTCTTACTAAATTATATTTTGTGTTACCCATTGTATGCTTTGAACTCGTTATCTTGTAAATCGTATTCGACCGGGTTAATTATAGTTGCATCGTGCAAATACATAAAACCATATTCCACAATGCCACCACTCAACGCCGGATTTATATTTGATGAGCTTATTTGCTCCCTAACTTCATACCTCCAGGTCCCACTTTCTTTCGTATTGAAAACGGCATTTAAGACGTTTATTTTTTGATACCTAGAATCTGTGCTTATATTTGTTCCAACAAAAATAACCTCATCTTCATTCGCCGACGTAAAGATAAACAAATAATAAGGATTGACAATAGTTGCAAGCTCTAATCCGGTAAAAATTAAGTTATTGTTTTGACCTTTATAAACGTGCAACATATATATATTTTATTTAAAAAGGCCCCACCAATTAAGTAGGTAGGGCCTTAGTAAAAATTAAGCTAAAAGATATTAGCCGGCAGTTTCAAGAGCTAGACCAACGGCCGAGCTTACTTGCAAAAAGTCATCGACTTCAATACCGCTAAGAGTTATATTGTAACCGTTACGATCACCAGCGGCCGTTCCACTTCCGCTCTCGGTCGTTGCAACATAAAGGCCGTTAGCCCTTCCGTACATACGATAGTTTCCGTCCATGTCAAGCGTAACCGCCATCAACTTGTTTTTAGCAAGTGTACGCACTACGTTAGCCGTTGTTGAATCTCTTTTGTTCAAAGGGAACACAACTTGGTGCGTGTAAAAAAATGAGCCATTTTCTTCTGAACCCGTACCGGCGCTTGATGTATTAGCAACCGCGCGTGGTACTTCAAATTTATAAAACCTTTTGCCGGTAACTTTCGTCAGTCCGGTTACAAGGCCACTAACTTCGGTAACGCCAGAGACGTTGCCAAACTCGGCAAGAAACACGGCTTTAAGCCCCCCAATATTTTCGCGGCAATCAATAGTATATCCGCTAGAAATTACACATGGCATATATTTAAAGTTTAAAAAAAAGGCGGCGTTTTTGCACCGCCCTTCTTATGATTAATTAATTAACTAGATAGTAGACTTAAACTTCACACATAATGTTGTGTAAGCTACGTTAACACCCATTTT